GCCTTCATAGTAGAAATTGATTGAGTCAAGGATTTGTTTCCAAAGCTCACCAATTCTATTATTAAGTGATTTAAGAGAATCTACCTGGATCTCAACAGGGAATCTATCTGTTGCTGCTGTTAGGTCATATGACCAGACAGGACCTTCGAGTGAGGCCTTACGGACTCTCTCGAATTGTTCTGACTGACCATATGTCCCATCAGTAGCAACTGTCTTTAAGACACGATAGATTGTCTGATGAAGTCCACGTAGACAATCTTGAATCCAGTAGTTACCAATCGCAACAAGCCTTGTCTTGCCGCCCTTATCTGGGATGAATGTGATTCGTCCTAGGTAAGTTCGATTAAGATGAGTCTTGTCAGATTCGTAAAGATCTTTATGATCTGTGAAGAATTTCTGGTTCTCTTCAAGGATTCCAATCCAATCTCCCTTACGGAAGAATGAATTGAATTCTTTGAGGATTCCCTTTAGTTCCTCACCTACTGCCAGACTTTGAAGTCCCGCTGTGGCGCAGGTAGGTCCTGCTACACCTTTCTTGGTAGAAAAGTGGAACGGGATACCTCCCTTCTTTGTCTGCTGGTTTACCTCTCCAGCAAAAGTCTTTCTCAGATTATTCATATAATGTGAATTATCTAAGAAATTCTTGAAACTGGAATGGAATGATGCATAACCTTCAGCACCCTTGCTTGGTAACGTTACTGTTTCCAAGTTAGGGACAACATTCAGTTGTAGGGATTCATATGTTCTGAGTAAACTCAGAGACATACGTCTCTCCATAACTGAACCGCTTCGCAGCGGACCCTTAAATGGTTTAAGGATGCAAGGATAATTATCCTTGTCTCTTTTAATCCAAATAGGAGTTGTTGGTTTTACTTTGAGTCCACAGGAAAACCTGATGGATTCATTGTAAATTGCCTTGAGCTGATTTACTGCCATCCTAGTTCCATGATGTCTTTCGACATTATAGAAGTAGTTTGTCAGTAAACAACCAAGAGGACTTGTGTCTAGCTTTGCCAACAATTTGGAAGCTCTGACAGTAAGTTCAACTGAACCTTTGAATCCTTTGGGAATCTTAGGTTTAGTTGAACTTACCTTGGAACTTCTGAGTTGTTTGGTAAATCTTCTCATAAGTGTCCTCCTTAACATACGTGTTAGGGGGTGCTTACGCATCATTGCTGATGTTGCACACACCTAGCCACAGGGTTGAACCCTGTGGACTTGTATACGGTTGATTCCTATCTCCGTTGCAATCCACAGATCCAACCCTAATGGTCAGGGGTCTGCCCCATCAGTTCCAAGTGTAACATG